AAATCGAAGATAGGGGGGGATGGTGTCAGCTGCTCGCGTCCTGATCTGTTTTCCTGCCGATCTCGCGCGCAATCTTTTTGATAAAAGTGCAGCGTAAAATAAAAAAATCGACTGCTTCTCCAATATCCGCGTTGCCCGCTCCCTCTATTGATGGCGTTTGTTTGCAGGGCGTCGGTGATGGTGCGCGCCTGTCCGGCGCTTCCGCGCTTCGCGCCGCCGATGGCCGCAAGCGGCCACGCCCACGCTGCACCGCACACAGGCTGCTGCGCGCCCATCCTGCGCCCTTCTGCCGTCGCCCTGATGCTTGCCCAGCCCCGCGCCGCAAGCCCGCACAGGCCCTTCCTGCGCGCCTCTGTAAGCGATTTTCAGCGGCGCGCGGGTAGGATTCCCCGTCCTGCCTCCGTGAAAACGCCGTAGAAACGACAAAAAAGGCGGCGCTATTCCCGTACAATCACAGAAATAACGCCGCCTTGGTTCGTGTTTTTCTTGCTGCGAAGATCTCTTTTGACGCCGCTGCCGCGCCGATCTGCCCGGCAGGACGCCGCGCCGCGGGTGTTTATGCCGAATATTACGGGTTTTCATCCCCGCCGTCGTCCGACTGGCCCGCATCGTTGCCCTTGTTCTTCAGCGCTTCCAGCGCGTCGCGCAGGGGCTTGGGCACCGGCACGTCCATCAGCGCGCAGTTTTCCAGAATGGACAGCCCCTCGTTGGCGATGTAGAAGAAGATGGCCGCCGACTGAAACATGGTCTTGTCGCCGATCACGCCGTCCAGCTGCACGGACAGCAGCACCACCAGCATGATGACGGCTTTCTTCAGGAGGCCCACAAAGGCCACGCTGGACAGGAAGCCGCCGCCCGGCGTCTTGGTGCTTCGGCCCGTCAGGGCGCAGGCGCAGCCCAGCACATAGTCGGCCACCATGAAGATAACCAGCACCGTCATAGCGCCAGACCACCCGCCGTACAGGCCCGCGATGAATCCGCCCACCGCGGCCAGCCCGCGGGCAAGGTGTTCCCAAATGTTGTTCATAGCTCTTTCCCTCCGTCGATGTTGTCAAATAGTGTCTGCATCTGCGGCGCGGCGTCAAAGGCCATGCACACCTGCACGCCTTCCAGTCGCCTGCGGATGATGTCCACATTGTGCTGTTCCAGCTCAATGCCTGCCGCTTCGTGCCCTTCCAGCAGCGCGGCCTCCATCGTGGAACCGCTTCCGGCGAACGGGTCAAGCACCGCGCCGCCCGGTTCGCACAGGCGCACCACCTGCCGCATCAGCGCCAGCGGTTTCTGCGTCTGGTGCCACCGTTCGCCCGGCGGTACATTGGGGTATTGAAACAGGCCCGGCAGCACGCCCACGCCGCGGTCAACGGCCAGCGGCCCGTTGCTTCCCCATACGATGTATTCACATTGCTGGCGGAAGCGGCCCATCTGTGGGCGGCTGTTCATCTTGTCCCACACCGCTACGCCGCGCCACACCCAGCCCGCCCATTGAATGGCGTCGGTCAGGGCGGGCAGCTGCCGCCAGTCCACAAACAGGGCGCACACCGCGCCCGGCTTGCAGGCGGCCCGCGCGGCCACCATGATCTCGTGCATGTAGTTCGTCCACGCGCGCTGGGCCAGCGCGTCGCCGCTGAAGTCCGGGTAGGGGTTGCCCTGCTCCCCGTAGCTGGTGTATTTGTCACGGGTGCTTCGGCTCTTTTCGGCCATGGACATGCCGCCGCTTGCATAAGGCGGGTCGGATATGATCGCGGCATAGCCTGCGCCTTGCATCCTGCGCAGATGCAGCAGCGCGTCGCCTTGGCAAACAGTCCAGTTTTTCACGCTGGTTTGCGGCGCTGTCAGGTTCGTCATTAGCCCTGTTCCTGTTCGGCGGTCGCATTGTCGTAGTTTTCCAGCAGGAAGGTGGCCGTGGCCGCGTCCACGCCCTTGATCGTCACGGTGTAGGTTGGTTCGTCCTTTCCTCCGTCGTCGCCGCTGCTGCCGCCTTCGCCGTCCTCCGGCGCCTTGCCCGCGGCCTGCATGGCGCGCAGCGCTTTGAGGCTCTCCGGGCCAAACTTGCCGTCAATGCTGATCTCCGCCGCCTTCTGCATGGCCTTCACCGCGGCTTCGGTAGCATAGCCAAAATCGCCGTCCGCGCCGTACTTGCCCACGTCGAAGCCCAGCGCCGTCAGGGCCTTTTGCAGCTCGGCCACGTCGTTGCCCTTGCAGCCGCGCTTGAGCAGCCGTTGGCCCAGCGTGTAGGTCGTTTCGGGCGCTGCGGGTACTTCCACGGCTCCCTCGCCGTCCGCGTAGTCGATAAAGGGCAGCTTTGCCCAGCTCGTCCAGCCGCGCCCGGCCACCTTGGATTTGACCACGTCTGCGTTGAAGCCTTTGGCCTCGATGGCGTACCCGCCGCCGATGTATACGCCCACATGCCCCTGCTTGTGCAGCAGCAGGCCGGGGATTTCCGGCAGCGTGTTCATGCTGCCGTGCGCCATGCCCTTCGCCTTGCAGTATTCCAGCATGCCGTTGGCTCCCTTGTCGGGGCAGCCGCCCGTGCCGTAGCGGGTCGCGTGTGCGCCCAGCTCAGACCATACTGCGCCCTTAATCAGGCCGATGCAGTCGCAGCACATGGCCCCGTCCGCGATGTCGGACAGATAGCCGCTGCGCCTGCCGCTGGTGTAATGCGCCGGATATTGCCGGGTTTTGCTGTTCAGCAGCGCCGTGGTGCATTTGTAGTAGCAGGTTCCGTACCAGTAACGCACGCCGTCGAGAAAGCACTTTACTGCAAACTCGGCCAGTTGCTTGCCGGTGATGCTCATGATTTCGCCCTCCCTTTGTTCTTAAAAATAAAAGGGTAGCCCCGCCGCCCTTTCTTGCCGTAGGCGCGGCGTCTCAATCCTTGATTGAGCCGTCCGCGGTCGGCCTATAGGCCGACTTGGAATCCATTCTGGATTCCAACCTCAAATGCTGCGTTCGATCTCCGCCAGCAGCTCGCTGCGCTGCCGTTCCAGCGCCTTGCCGTCCGTTTCCACGCCGTGCATGCTTAGCAGCTCCGCCTGCTGGCGGATGATCTGCTGCGCCCTGTCCAGCAGGTCACACAGGCGGCATATCATTTCAAGGTTGCTCATGCAGCTGTTCGCCTTCTTCCTCGCTGCCCGGTGCCGTGGGCCACTGGATGGCCAGCGGCCAGCCTTCCTGCTGCGGCAGGTCGCGCAGCAGCTGCCGGTATTCCGCCCAGCCGCCCACCAGCGCCTCGCCCAGCGTGCGCAGGAAGGAAAGCCACGCCGTAAACGTCGCCCCGCTGGGCACTTGCAGGCCCAGCCTGTCCAGCGCCACCTCGGCGTCGCTGTCCTTCAGCAGCCGGTTGCGGATGGCCCGCGCGATTTCGGCGGCGGTGTCTGCATCCTCGGCGCCAATGGCCGCCTGAAGCGCCGCCGCCTGCACGTCGGGCAGCTCGGAGCGCTGCTTGTCGGCCAGCGCTTCCATGCGTGCGCGCCGGATGCTGTCCTCTTGATTGGTGTTCATGGTTCTCCCTCGCTTTCTTTGTTCTCTGCCGCAATCAGCGCGGCGAAATACTTGTCCATGCTCCGCAAAAGCTCGCGGGTGTTGCCGATCTCCATGTGCGCCCGCCAGCCGCGATAATGCGCCTGCACGCTTTCAAGGCTGGCCTTGCCCGCATGCACCTGCTTCATCATGCGCCGCAGGCGGCGCTTTTCCTCGGTTGCCACGCCGTGCGCCGCCCGCAAAATCACCTTGCCGGTGGGCGTCAATATGAAATGCCATTTTAAGAAGGTGAAGCCGTTGCGCAGCGGTATCATCTGCGATTTCGGGTTCAGTTCCAGCCCCAGCCCGTGCAGCCGCTCCACGATGCCGTCCACGGTTTCGGTCAGGCGTTCCCGGCTTTCATCCATGACGTCAAAATCGTCCATGTAGCGCTCGTAGACGGGCACGCGCCGTTCTTCCTTGGCATAATGGTCGATGGCGCTTAACTGGGCCAGCTGCACCAGCTGCGAAAGCTGGCTGCCCAGCCCGATGCCGCGCGCCTCGCCCGCCTGCGCTTCCGCCAGCAGCTGCGCGCGGGCCTGCGGCGTCAATTCGTGCAGGCCGTCCACGGCGGCCACGATCTGCCTGTCGCATCTGCGGCGGATGGCCTCGCGCCTTCCAGCCGGGCGAATGGGCAGGTATTCGCGCTCCACCAGCGCGTCGGTGATGGCCTTGGCCGCCTGTGTGGCGGCCTGATCGCCTGCGCCCAGCGCCTTGGCACGCTCGCTGCGCTGTTTCAGGTAAATGCGGCGCAGCCAGCGTTTGGTGCGCTCTATGGTAAAGTCCACGCCTTTGTTGATCTGGCACGCGCCGTTGTCGTAGATAAACGAACGGGTGATTTTGGCATACAGCACGTTGTCGCAGGCGCTGCGCTGCCCGTGCCGGTCGCGGATGCGGGTAGCGGTGATGTCGCGCGGCTTGGGCCTTGCAATGCGAAAGCGCATGTATCTTTGCAGCTTGTAGCTGCCGTCCAGAAAGCTGCGCCGCAGCTTCACGCTGTTGGCCAGCCCGTCGCTGCGATACAGCGCCGTGCCGTCCTTCCACATGCTGCCCGCGCAACATTTGCGCAGGGCCTTGTACAGGTTTCGCAATTTAATGCTTTCCTGAAATTCATCCATAGAAAAGGCCGCCGTGATAGCGGGAACGCGCCCAAAATGAGCGCGCCCGCATCGGCGGCTGTTGTTCCCCCTTTCTCGAAGGGGCAGGAAAAACGCCTCCTTGCACTTCTCGGCGCGGTTTTCGGGCACAAGGCTTCCGCCTCTGTGCCTTACTCAAATGACAGGCCATTGAAGCAAGCCGCCGCCAGTCCGTTGCCGTTCGTCGCGTTGTTGTTGTTCAGCGCCCCTGAAGGGTTGACGATACGGACGTTGTTGGCGTTCCACGGGTTAGGGCTGCGAAGCCACCAGTAACGGGCAGGGGGTACATCAGGCGTTTTCCTGTACCTTATCAGGGCACTGCTGCGCGGCGTTCCGTGTCGCTGTCCAGCAGGCCCCGTATCAGGTCTTTTTCTTCGGCGGTCATAGTGAAGAAGATTTCAAAAATGCGGTCGATGTCGTCCATGGTCAGGCGCTTTCGTCCGCCTCTGTGGGCCTTCTTCCCGGTCGGTTCTTCGGTGGGTGGCTTCTCCGGCTGCGGCGCGGCCTGTTTGGCGGCGTTGAAGCCCTGCAATACCATTTCGTACTTGATCGTAAGCAGGATTTCCATCTCCATCAGCTGGTCGATGGCCTGCCGCAAATAGGCTTCGCGTTCTGCAAACTGCGCCGCGTCGGTGAAATCTCTGCGCAGGTTCGCCTTCTTCGCGCAGGATAGCACGCCCTTGGCCGCCGCCCAAAGGTCGCCGGTCACAATCCAGCGTTCGCGCCGGGTAAACAGGCGTTCATCCTTGCACCATTTCAGCGTCCACGCCGCCAGCCGTGTTGCCACGGTGATAAACTTGGCCTTTGTCTGCTGTCTCAAATAGGCCGGTACAGCCATTTTCGCCCTCTTTTCTCGCGCCTATCGGCGCGGATAGAAATAGATTAGTAGATGACGCAAGCCGCCGCCAGTCCGTAGCCGTCCATCGCGCTGACGCTGTTCAGCGCCCCTGAAGGGAGGACGACACGGACGTGGAAGGCGCTCCACGGGAAAGGGCTGCGAAGCCACCAGTAACGGGCAGTTGTCTGCGCCGCCTGATCGTACTTGATGCGGTCGGTCTGCGTGGCTCCGTCGTACAAGGGCAGCACGCTGCCTTCTACCACGCTGTCATTGCTGCCGAGGCCGATCTCCGTCATGCTGGGCAAAAACAGCTTGTCACGGGTGGTATAGCTGCCGCCCAGCGTGTCGCCCATTTCGTAGATGGTGTTGCGCGCGGTCGTAATGTCCACCGCGCCCAGCGCGTCCACAAAATCAGGGTCAAGGCCCGCCAAAAAGCCCGCCTTGTTCGCGTAGTTCGGCACAAGATCGAAAATTGTCTGCCGCTGCCACCAGCTGTTCGCTGCGGCGCTGCTGTTCAGCCACTGGCGCGCGGCGCTCTCGGCCCAGTTATTGCTGCCGTAGGCCCGGCGCATGATGCTGTTGAACGTGCCGATGGTGTTCACACAATCCGCTTTTGCGTTGCTGGCGGTGCCCAGCGCCGTGCCGTCGCTGCCAGCCGTCACGGCCAGACCGCTTTCCAGCACGGTGCCCGCCGCGTCGTAGGTCGTCACGGTGCCGCTTGTGATGTTCTCCGGCTTGTAGTCTGCCGCGTTGGCGTACCATACGCCCACCTTGTTGTGCGTCCAGCCGCCGCCCGCGGGAATGGGCTTCGTGGTGGTAAACTGGTAGGTGCCGTCCTCATAGGTCTGCCCGCCGTTGCTGCCCTTGTACAGCGTAAAATTGTAGGCGCCCGCCGCCAGCGCGCTGTCGCCGGTATTCACCCACAAAAGCTCGCTTGCGTCGATCTGGCGGCCATAGATGCAATGGTGCATCAGCAGCGTCATGGTGGGCGCATCCGGGTCGCCCGGCTTCTTGTGGTGGTTGTGTGCTGCCACGTCCAGCGCAATGGAGCCGTACTCGCTGTGCGCAACGGTCAGACGGCTACCCACAGGGAAAGCCCGCGGCCCCAGCCCGCTGCGCACGATCTGCGCAATGGCTTTTCCGCTGGTGATGTCGCCCGCGTTGCTGGCCTGCGCCACGGCAATCATGGCCAGCGCATTGGCCATTTCCTTCATGGTCGATTCGCGCGGGAAGTTCGTTTTCTCGCTCGGCATGTTTATCCCTCCGTTTCGGTGTAGGTGTAAGTAATATCCAGCCCGCCGTCGTCCTCGTTGACGGCAAAGGAAAGGCCGCCCAGTGCGGCCCGCCGTGCGGTTTCTGCCGTTTCGCGTGTGGTTTCAGCGCTTGCGCGTTCCTGCTCGGCAGCCACGCGGCCCTGCTCCGCGGCGACGCGCCCCTGTTCGGCGGTTGCGCGCGCTCCCTCTGTGTTGGCGCGCTGGGTTTCAGCGTTGGCCCGCGCCGTTTCGGCATTCGCTCTGGCCGTTTCGGCGTTGGCCCGGTTCTTCTCCGCTGCCACGCGGGCGGTTTCGCCGCTGTTGGCCGCATTGGCTGCGTTGGTGGCAGCGGTCGCGGCGGTGTTCGCTGCGCTGGTCGCGCTGGCGGCGGCGGCTGCGGCGGTATTGGCCGCACCGGCTGCGGTATTGGCCGCGGCGGTCGCCGTCTCCATGGCCTCGATCTGCGCAAGCAGGTCTTCAAGGCTGGGGATGACGTTGCCGGGGTCGATGATGGCGTCGGTCAGCACCTTGCGCACCATCAGCGTCAGCACGGACAGCGTGACGGTCTTGCCGCCCAGCGTCAGGCGCATCACGCCCTTCAGGTCGCCCTCAAAGGCGTAGCACGCTTGGGCCAGCGTCACGATGGCGGTACTGCCTTCCACGCTGCCCTGAACGGCCACGGTGTTGCCGTCCGTCCGCACAAAATAGCCCGTAACGGTCGCGCCGGTCAGCGCCACGGCTCCGCCGCCGTCAAACACGCGCACCCGCCATGTGTGGGCCAGATTGTCGCCGATCAGCATCAGCGCGTTGGGCCAGATTTGCGGCGTCTGCGCGCCGCAGCGCAGGTCTACATCCTGCTCAATCATCCAGTTGCTTGCCATATAAAGCCCCCTTGTGCTTAATAGTCCCCGCCGCCCACGCTCTGCACGAACGACTGAACGAACAGGTTCGCTTCGATGCGGGTCAGGCTGTCGGGCACGATCTTGATTTCGTGCCATGTGCCGCGCGTGATCTTGCCGTCTTCATCCTTGGCAAGGTATTGCACGATGTCCATCTCGCTGGCCTTCACGCTCTCGGCGGGCACCTCGTTGTCGTCCACATACAGCGTCACATTTCGGGCCGTGCCGCCCTCATAGATGCCGTGGATGATCTCGTGGGTGTGGTCTTCCAGCGTCAGGTCGTGGGTGTGGTCGGGAATGGTCACGGTGTGGGTATGCGCGGCAATTTCCACCACATGGCTGTGGCCGGGGATGGTAATTTTCTGTTCGGGAATTGTCACCACCACCGCCACGTGGTGCGAATGTTTGAATTCGTGCGTGTGGCCCATGCTGTGGCTGTGCTTGCCCGCGCTGTGGGTGTGCCGCATGCCATGGGTGTGGTCGCCCATGGTGTGGGTGTGCGCCCCGTTGCTGGTGGTCGCCACCGCGCCGCCCTCGGCGGTTTCGGTGTGGGAGTTGCCGGAGGCATAAATCGCGTTGCCCGTGGTGCCGCTGCCGCCGTCGCCGCAGGTGGGCGTTGCGCTGCCGGTGGTGCCGGTGCCTGCATAGCCCGTATCTCCCGAAATTGCCACCTTGTGGATGCCGTTCGTGCTCACGCCGGTAGTTGTTGTGGCCTTGTTTAGGCTTTTCACCGTCACCGTGTGGGTGTGGCCATTGGCCAATGAATCGCTGCCGGAAAAGCTGTGCCGGTGGCTGGGACCGCTGTGGGTGTGGCTGCCGATAGCGTGGGTATGGCCGGGGATGGAATGGTAATGCCCGAAGATATGCGTATGCTTGCCGCCTGTGTGCGCATGGCTGCCCGCCTCGCTGGTGGACACGCTCCCGCCGCCGCTGTCCGTGGTCAGCAGGGTGCTGTCTCCTATGGTCAGCGCCGCTTCGCCCGTCGTGCTCATAGCGTTGCCGCTGTAATCGTAGGCGTAGGATGTCATGCCGCTGGTGTCGCCGCTGTGGCCGCGTATCGCGCCGCCTGTGGAGCCAGTGGTGCTCACCACGCGCTGCTCCACCGTGGTGGCATACGCGCCGCCCGCCCTGCTGGTGCGTTCGTCGGAACCGCCCGCGCTGCTGGTGGACGTGGAAGCGCCGCCGCTTTCCGTGGTGGTCGCCGTGCCGCCGCCCGCAGCTGCGCCGGTTTCGTAGGCCCGGAAGGCTTCCGTGCTCCACGAAAGCAGCATTTGATTGATGCGCACGCATCCGCTGGGGACATACACCCGCATAATGGCCGGGTGTGTTTCGTCGGCATTGTCGGCGTATTGCTGGCTGTAAAGATTGGTTGCGCCTTGGCTGTACAGCTCCGCGATGCCCATGCGGTCGGCCAGCGCGTTCATGCTGTCGGCGGCGTCGCGCGCGGCGTTGGCGATGGTGATCTCGATCTCGCCCGGCCTGCCGCGCATGTCGCTCTTGCTGATGGACACGATGCGCGCACAAAATTCAATGCCGTGCTCGCCGTCCATCGCCTGCACCAGCTTGCCCGGCATGTAGCTGTCCCAGCTGTGCCCGGTCAGGCGGGCCAAATCAATAGCCGATGCCGTATAGCTGATATAGGGGTTCTTGTACTTTTCCAGCACCGCAAGGCCGCGGGCCTTCAGTGTCGCCGCGTCTTCGATGCGCGTATCGGCGTATACGCTGCACTTCACGCCCCATTTGCTGGCCGTGTCGGCCTCCACATAGGGCACGCCGCCGTTCACGTCCTTAATGGTCAGCTGGTTCACGCCCTCGCCGTAGCCCAGCAGGTACAGCCGCGTCACCAGCGTGGTGGCGTCCATGCTCTTTTCGATCTCCACCATGTTGCGCATGTAGTGGATGCCACAGCCGGGCGTGCTGTCCGCCTTGCGCAGGCTCACGATCCACGGGTCGGCCTCCGTGCCGCTGCCGCTGTCCGTGTCAAACTCCCATGTGTATTCCTCCGTCAGCACGTTGGCCAGCGACAAAAGCGACGGCAGCAGCGCCGTGTTTTCAAACTTATAGGCGTATTCGTCGGCAAATTCGCACGCGCCCAGCTTCCAGCGCTTCACAGTCTGCTGCGACAGGATGTATTCGGCCACCTGCCGGGTGGTCACGCCCTCGCCGCCGATTTCGTGATAGCCAAAAAGCACGTCGTCCAGCAGCGTGGCCATGACGTGCTCAATGCTGTATGTCTTCTGCCCGCCCGGCGTGCCGTCTTGGCTGGTGGGCATGCCCACGATGCGGTACAGGCCGGTTTTTCGGTTGTCGTCCGGCAGGCTCACAAGGTTGTGCGCTTCACACAGTGCGTTTTTAGGGTCGCCGCTGGGCAGGCTGAAGGATGCCGTCCAAAGGTCGTTATGCGTCAGCACATAGCTAACGTCCGTGGCATTTTCCAGCACGGCCAGCAGGCGGCCCGCCTGATCGTACACGGTAACAAATTCGTCCTGCATCACTTGTACCTCCCGCGCACGCTGGCCGTGATCGCAGCCCCCGCCGTGCCGCTGCCGTAGGCAAGCGCCACATTGATGACATTCGGCCCGTCAGGCAGCGCGATGTAATCAAACCTTTTCGCGCAGGGCAGCGCGCTGTCCCCGTTGCCGTACACCGCCCCGATGGGTGGCTCCATGTCGATGGTCAGGCTGCTGCCCGCTGCGATGTTCAGCGCCTTGGTCAGCTCGGCCTTTTTCCCGCCTGCCGTCACCGTGACGCCCGTGATCGCCGCCGTGCCGGTGTTCTTCACCGTCACCTTCAGCGGCGCGGGTTCGCCGGTGGTTGCAATCAGCGTCAGCGTGTTGCTGGCGGCGGTCGTGGCCTTGCTTGCCGTGTTTTCATCCACGTTATAGGCAAAGGGCTGCGCTTCAAATCCGATGTCCAGCCCGCCCTCCATCCAGTCCGAATAGCTCCACTTGCTGGATGCCGTCACCTCGGCCAGATAGAAGCGCGTCGGTTCATAATCGAAAATCAGCCGCCTGCGCCCGGCCAGCAGCCACGCGCTGATCTTGCGCAGCATTTCCTGCGCGGCGGCCTGCGTCGGCGGGTCGGTGGTAAAGTACAGGGAACCGGCAAATTTCAGCGGGTCATAGGTTTGGCCTTCCATGCGCACCGTGCCGGACAGCCCCGCGATTTCGTACTCGTTGGGCGTCTTGGCAGGCGCTGCCGGGTGGCCGCTCTTTTCGACGTAAAAACAGCCGAAGTCCCGCAGGCAATGCAGCCCGTCAAAGCTGAAATTGATTTCGTTTAATCTCATGTTCTCGCCCCTTTACGCCAGCACCATGCGCGCCGAACGGCCCGCCACGCTTCTGTTGGCCCGCTGCTGCGTGGCCCGGCTGACGCTGGGTTCCACGCTTTCGCCCACGATGCGCTTGTCCATCTGCACCACCGTGCGGCCCATGCCGCGGCGCTGGAAGCTGTCGGCCACCGCGTCGCCCAGTCTGCCGTAGTCGATGCTCTGGCCCTGCGCCTGCACGCTGGTGAAGCCTGCGCCGCCCTGCGTTTCGTCGGCAGCCAGCGCAGACAGCGCCCGCGCGCTTTCCAGCACGTCCGCCATGCCGCGCTCGATGCCCTGCGCAAAGCCTTCGTCGTAGTGCTCGCCGATCTCGGCCATAACCTTGGAAGGCGATGCAATCTTCAGCGTGCTTTTGGCCGCGTTGTAGGCGGCCTGCGCCGCATTCTTGGCTGCGCTGGTGATGACGCTCTGATTGTTGCGGATGCCGCGCGCCACGCCGCTGGCGATTGCCGCGCCGATGGCGTTAAACTTGCTCCCGCCGCTGCCGATCGCACCCCACAGGGCGGACAGCGCCGCGCTGCCCAGCCCGGATGCCGCGCCGGTCACTTGGCCGCGCTGGCTCTGGATGCCGTCGCGCACGCCGGTGGCGAAGGTGCGGCCCACGTTCTGGCCCAGCTGCTGGCTGATAGCCGCGCGGGCTGCAATGTGCGCTGCCTTCATCACCTGCGTGGTGGTGTTCACCAGCTGGCTGCGCATGTTGGTGACGCCGGTCTTGACGCCGGTTGTCCAGTTCTTGCCCAGCTCCGTGCCCACCGTCTTGCTCAGGATTTTCTCGGCGGCGTCCAGTGCTGCACCCGCCACTTCGTCCACGGCGGCGTTCACGGTATCGGTGCCGCCCGTGATGCCGCTGGCCATTTCGGCCACGGCCTGCGTATAGGCCGCGTTGGCAATGCTGGTGATGGCGGTCTTGACGGCTTCGGTGTTATTGTTGTTGCTGCTGATGCCGTCCGCGATGGCCTTGCAGATGGCCTCGCCGATGCTCTTAAACTTTTCGGCGCTGTTTGCACCCATGCCCAAAAAGCCCGTGCCAGACACGCCGAAGGCCGTATTGATGGCGTCGCCCACGGCGGTGAACACATTGGCCGCGCCGGTGGAAAAGGTGCTTTCGGTCACGCCGGAAAGCCCGTCGTTGATGCCCTTGGCCAGTCCTTCGCCGTAGGGCTTTGTTTTGGTGCTGTTGCCCTCCGTTACGCCAAATTCCGTCTTGAATTTCGTCAGGGCTTTCTGCGCGGCGTTCTTTACGGCGGTTTCAAGGTCGGTTTCGCTGCCGGTGATGCCGTCTTTGATGCCGCCCATGATGTCCTGCCCGGCTTCCTTGGCTTCCTTGCTTTCGTCGCTCTCGCCGCCAAAGCCGAAAATAGACTTGATGGCGTCCCAAATTTTGCCGAAGATACGCTTTACCGCTTCGCACGCTGCCGTCACGGCTTCCTCGAAGCCTGCAATCAGGCCGTCAAGGATAAAGCCGCCCGCTTCCGCGGCCACGGTCGAGGGGCTGTTGATGCCAAACACGCCCTTGATCGCGTCCCAAATGCTGACGAACACGTTTTTGATGCTTTCCAGCAGGGAAGCCACGGCGGCGGTCAGGCCGTCCACAAGGCCCTGTATCAGGTTCAGGCCCAGCGTGCCCCAGTCAATGGCCGTGATGCCGTCCCAAATGGCGGTCACGATCTGCGGCAGCGCAGCCACAAGGTCGGGAATGGCCCCCACAAGGCCGGTTATCAGGCTGGTCAGGATGGCCGCGCCCTGCGTCAGTATCTGCGGCAGCGCCTCCGTCAATGCCGTAATGATGGCCGTGATGATCTGCGGCAGCGCTTCCGTCAGCGCGGGAATGGCCCCCGTGATGCCGCTTATCAGGTTCGTCAGAATGGCGGTGCCCTGCGTCAGTATCTGCGGCAGCGCCTCCGTCAGCGCCGTCAGAATGGCGGTCACGATCTGCGGCAGCGCGGCCGTCAGGGTGGGCAGCGCGGCGTTGATGCCGTTCACAAGGTTTTCGATCAGCCCCGTGCCCGATGCCAGAATGTCCGGCAGGGATGTCGCCAGCCCGGTCACAAGCTCCGTCACCATGCTGGCCGCTGCGGGCAGCAGCTGGGGCAGGGCTGCGCTGATGCCGTCCACAAGGCCGGTCACAAGCGATGTCGCCGCGCCGATCAGCGCCGTTGTGTTCTCCACAAGGAAGGCTGCCACGTTGGTGACGATGCTGGCGGCCAGCGCCGTCAGCGGTTCGATGTTGGCCGTCACCGCATCCACGATGCTTTGCAGCAGCCCCATGGCTGCGGGCAGGATTGCGTCCACCAGCGCAGGCAGCGCTTCCACCACGACGGCCACGGCAGCGGCCAGCGCCTCGTTGACCATGCCCATGTTCTCGTTGAGCAGCGTGTCCAGCAGGCTGATGCCGTCCATCAGCGCCGTGGCGATGCTCTCGCCGATCACGCGGATGTCTTCAGGCTGGAAGCCGTCAGACAGGGCCGTGCTGATGTCGTTCAGCGCGTCGGTGGCCGTCTGGCTCATGGTCTTGGCCAGCGGCATAAACTCGCCTTCAATCTGCCGTTTCACGCCGCCCAGCGCGTCGCGCCGGTGGTTGGTGTCGCTGGTGTGGGTGATGCCCGCCAGTATCGGCAGGGCCGCCTGTCCCAAATCTTCGTACTGCGTGCCGAACAGCGCCACGGCGATGGTGTTGCGCTTGATGGGGTCTTCCACCTTCATCAGCGCCGCCACCACCTCGCGGAAGGCGTTTTCTGCCACGGGGCCGCCCTCTGCGATTTCCGCGGCCATGTAGGTGGCGTTCAGCCCCAGCGCCTTGAAGGCTTCCTTGGTGCTGTCGCTGCCGTCGATGGCGCGAATGGAAAATTCCTTTACCGCGTCGCCCACCTTGTCGATCTGGAAAACGCCGTTTTCCGCGCCGTTGATGAATGTCTGCATCATCTGGTCGGCGGTCAGGCCCATTTCGGCATACTTGGGCGCGTATTCGCTGATAACATCCAGCAGGTCGCCGTTCTGGTTCGCGCCCTTTTGCGCGCCCACGGCAATCAGGTTATAGGCTTCGTCCGCAGACAGACCGAAGCGCTTCATCAGGGCCGAAGCCGCGCGGCTGCTTTCTTCAAACTCCATGCCGAAGGTGTCCCGCAGGGCATAGCTGTTTTCCGTCGCTGCCTTCAGTTCGTCGCCCATCAGGCCGGTGTTGGTCTTCACCGTGGCCATGGATGTGGCCACGTCGTTCAGGCTCTCGCCGAAATTGTCCCGGTACACCTGCTCGGCGATGCTGCCCAGCTCGTTTAGCTCGTCGCCGGTCGCGCCCGTTTGGGCGGACAGCTGGCCCACGGCCTGCTGGTAGTCGTCGCCCAGCTCCAAAAGGTGCTTGCCGCCCGCCACGGCGGCGGTCGCCAGCGCGGCCACGGCAGCGGCGGCGGCTTCCAGCGCTACCTTCAGCGCGCCGCCTGCAATCTCGCCCACGCTGCCCATGGCGTCGCCCAGCGCGGTGTTCTTTTCCTCCGCGTCGTCGGCTGCCGTGCCTTCGTCGGCCACGGCGGTGGCGGCCTTGTCGGCGCTCGTTTTCAGCCCGTCCGATGCGTCGGCGCTGTCGTCCAAAGCGCTTTCCATGCCGTCCAGCTTGCGCTCGGTGTCCCTGATCTCGCTGCCCGTCTTGTTCATGGCGGTCTGCGCGCGGTTCAGGGCAATTTGCAGGTTATCCACCTGCTTGCTGTTTTCGCCGTAGTCCTGTTTGGCCTTTTCCAGCTGCTCGCTGATGAGCTTGACCTTCTGGGCCTGTACCTCATAGATGGATTGCAGGCTGGCGGATTTTGAACGCAGCGCATCCATGGCGTCGCCCTGATCGTCGAAGGCGCTCTGCGTGGCCGCCATGTTGGTGTTCAGCACGGTCAGCTGCCGCCCGATGTCCGCCAGCGCTGCCTTATATTCCTTATCGCCTAAAACGCTTACTTTGGTTCCGATTCCTTCGTCGGGCATGTTCTCGCCTCCCTGTGCGCCTGTGTTGGGGTAAAAAGAAAAGCGTCCGCGCAGACGCTTTTGCGGTTAATGGGGCAGCCGCGAAAGCCGCTGCGGCGCTTCCTTGGACGGCCCGCTGCGCTTTGCAGGCGCGGCCTGCGGGGTCTTGCGGGCCTGCTTTGCGCAGTCGTACAGCGCCATGATGGCGCGCGGGCTGGCGGCCCAGAAGTCTGCGGCGGTCATGCCGCAGTCAAGGGCGCGGAAATACAGCCACGCCCATGGAAACGCGCCGCCCTCTGCGCGGGCGCTGGTTAAGGGTTTTCGGCGTCCTCCTGCTCCGGCACGTCGGGCAGGGTTTTCTGCACCGCTCTGGCGATGATCTCCCGCACGCCCTCGATGCTGTCCAGATGAAACTGTGCGTCGAAGTCCTCCCACGAAAGCTGTGCGCCGCCCGAAATGATGGCGGCATAGAAAAGCGCCATGATAGCGCTGTATTTTCCTTTGGCAATGCCCTTCAAAATCTCGCCGTAGCCCACGTCCTTGCCATATTGCTGTTCGTAAACGTCCTCGGCGATGCGGGCGGTCTGGTTGTTGTAAACGGTCTTGTACTGCGTGCCGTTCAGGGTGATAAACTCCACCGGGGCGCTCATATCGCGCCCGCGCGTTCCGTTCTCCATGTGCTTGCCCTCCGATCATGGCATAAAAATGCGGCCCTGCTTGCACAGGGCCGCTGTGGCGGCCATTAGGCCGTTTCCTTCTGTTCCTCGTAGACTTCCGTGAACCACCCGGTTTCCACGGTCGCGCCCACGCCGGTGACGCCGGTTTCCACCACGGCAGCCAGCGCGTCGTCGTATACGCGGCGGATAAAGGTGCCTTCGATGGTGGGCGTCTGGTAGTCGATCTTGTCCGCGTCGGTCTTGCCGGTGACGCTCGGCTCAGCAAACTGGCCCTTGTACAGCCACCAGAGTTCCTTCTCGCCGTTGTCCAGCGTCAGCGCGAAGGCGATGGCCAGCTTGGCCGGTTCGTTGCCGCCCTTGATGATCTGCACGCCGTTCTTGTCCTTGATGCGGCCCAGAATCGCGTTCAGCACGGCGGCGGGGATTTTGTCCACGTTCAGCTTCACGCCGTAGCTGTCGATCTTCTTTTTGTCGCGCACGGTGGCGTTGCTGGCGTACAGCTTGCCCTCGCGGTAGGCGGGCGTAATCGTCACTTCAATGGATTTCGCCAGCACCGCAGGGTCTTCATAGGTCGGGGCGGCAGCCGCCGTGTCCTCCGTCTTCATGATGGCATAGTACACGTCCAAAATGCCATAGTAGTAGCCTTCCATGTCATACCTCCTGATTGATCTTTTCCACCCATTCGCAGGTGGCTGCAATGTGATGATAGCCCGTCGTGGTTTCGTAGTCGTCCGGGCCATAGCTACGCACGCGCACGCCTGCGGCGCGCAGCGCGTCAATGGCGCGGAAGAACAGGGCGCGGTGCGTCCCGTCGTCCCGCTTGCTGAAAACGTGCAGCTGCACCATGTGGTACAGCCGCCGCGCCTGATTGCTGGCATGGGCTTCGTATTCGCCCAGCACCTCGTTAAAGGTGATATAGGTTTCATGCTGGCCGCCAGCCGGGGGCTTGCTTACCGGCACGCCCAGCGCCAGCAGGGTGCGTTGAAACAGTTCTTCCATGCTTATTTTTGCGCCTTTTCAAATTCGGCCTGAATCTTGGCCAGCACTTCGCCCTCCGCAGCCTTTACCGTGGGATGGAACCAGCCCAGCCCGGCCTTCTTGGTTGTGCCATAGCTGCGGCCATATTCCAGCACGTTGCCGATCTTGGCCAGCGGCTCGCCCGTGCCGGTATGATTGCCCACAGGCTTCACTTCGCAGTAGTAGCCGTCCGCGGCGCTGTACTTCACCGGCCCCGGCTTGATGCTGTCGCGCAGCTCGCCCATGTCCACGGGCGCTTTTTCCTGCAAACGCTGCGCCAGCACCTTGGCCCCGGCCTTCACGGCGCGCTTGGCGGCTTCCTCGCTGCCTGCCGCCAGCTGCTTAAACTGGGCGATGGTGGCCTCCATTCCGCGAATTTCAAAGGGCATGCCCTTACCTCCCTTCGCCCGTAATCAGGCGCGCCTTGATGTGCATAAAGTCGCGCTTGTAGCCCAAATGGTTGATCTGCTCGATCTGGTATTTCTGCCCCATGTGGTCGATGCGGCACTCTTTGTTCAGCGCGTCGCGCCAGCGGATGCCGAAGGTTACGGTGTCCTGCGCCTGATAGGCTTGCGCGGCGTAGAAGTCGCGCCCGCTCACGTCGGCCATGGACGCCATGCAGGTGGCGAAGGGCTGCCACACGGTGCGCCGGTTGCCGCGCGCGTCGGTGGTATCGACGGGGCGTTCCAGCGTGATGCGGTGTTTCAAATCCCCTGCCTTCATGTCTTCGCCCCTTTCTTGGGCCGCAGCTGGTGAACACTGGCCACGATGTAGGGCGGCACCTTGGCGTCCTCGCCGCCTGCGCCGCGGTTGTCATAGAACCATGCCGCCAGATTGCTCACCCAAAAGTCGTATAGGTCGCCTTCCTGCGGGGGAACGCCCGCCTTGGCGTACCATTCTTCTGCCGCCTTCAGGCACAGGCCAAGCACCTGTGCGTCCCCTTCCGGGTCAGCCCCTGCAAAGCGGCGCACCATATCCATGCTTGGCATAATGTCCGCCCCCTTTAGGTTGCCGCGGGCAGCGCCACGGGGATGCCCAGCTGCACGGCCTTGGCCACTTCCTCGCCGATGTAGGCGGCGATGGTGTCCGTCACGTCGGCGACGTTCTCCGCTGCGGTTGCCGCATCGTCCAGAATGTCCACGTTGATGCTCATGCCCTTGCCGGGCCGGATATGGCAGGACGCCGTGGCCACCGTTTTGCGCTCGCCGTCGCCTTGTACAATCATCACGTTGGCCGTGGTCTGCTGGCTGTTATCTCGAATAACTGCCATTGAATCACCTTCCTTTCGGGTAGCCCTGCGGCGCGCCGGAACACGCCGCAGGGGTTGCAGATTAGGACGCAGCGATGAAGATTTCCTTGCGCACGGCGGCCTTGCTGTCGAAGGTGCTGGCGTCCAGACGGGTGATGCCGCGCACCTCAATGCTGTTCGTATGGAAAGCGTTGCCGCCGATGTCCGTAGAAGTCACTTCCAGCGGCTGGCGGGTGAACAGCGTGGCAAACTCCTTGAAGTCGCCCACATAAAGGGGCAGGTAGTCGCCCTTGGTCGCGCCGGTCGTGGTCACAACGCGGTTGGGCAGCAGGCTGTTGGCCACCATCTTCACCGGGCGGCCCTTGAACAGCATGCTGGTGGGATTGGTGGGGTCAGGCTGCAAAAGGCCGCGCCCGGTCGTGTCCTTCTTCTGGTCAAGGTAGTCAAAGCCGTCCTGATTGGTCAGAATGACGGCCATGGCGCTGATCGCCGGGTCAAGCTCTTTGTTCAGCGTCGCCTTCAGGCTGGCGATGGGGTCGTCGGTGGACGTGATCGCGCCCGCCGTCAGGGCTTCCAGCTCCGCCTTGAGCAGCAGGTTCTCGGTCAGAATCTGCTTCTTGGCAAACCAGCGGGAAAGATAGCCGAACAGGTTAGCCACCTCATCGTTGGCCAGCTCGTTGGAAACAGGCACAATCAGGCCGTAGGTCTTCAGGCTGTACGTCACCTTGGCAAACTTCGGCTGATCGTCCTTGGCAATGCCGCCCGTGGGCACCTCGCTGGCCAGCGCGGTCATGCCCGTGGTGGGTGCGGTGTCTACCACACGCCAGCCGCTGTTGCTGGAAACGCTCTCGTTGTTGAACAGGTCGGCCAGCGGGCTGAGTTCGCGGCGCAGCTCGCGGATGTTGTGGTCGATGTCCTCCGGCACAAGGAAGCCGCCGTCTTCGCCCGCGGTGGTGCCGCCCGCGATGGTCAGCGCGTCAAAGAGGATTTTGTCCTGCTCGCCGCTGGGACCGCGGCCCGGACGCATACCGGTGCGGATGGCGCGCGCAAAGGCGCGGGCGTATTCATTACTCTTGAGCATGTCGCGCAGGCTGCGTTCGTCGCTCGCGCTCATGGCGGGCGGCGTGGGCAGCGTGCCCGCGTTCTCGCCAAACTGGGCGTTATAGGATGCCTGCAAGGCGTTCATGCGCTCGTTCATGGCGCGCAGGGCCGCCTGCTGACGCTGCACTTCCTCCATGGAAATGCTTTCATCGTTCGCGGCCACGGCCAAAGCGGAAGCCGCTTCGCGGATGCGCGCGCCCATTTCGGTGATGCTGTTGCGCAGGCTGTTCATGGTGGTGTTAGGCATGGTTTTGTTCCTCCCGTTCTTTGATGTCGATGTAGTAATCTGCAATGATCTGCGCGCGCTGCGCGATTTCCGCGCGGCGTTTTGCGTCGGGGTTCTGGGCAGCAGGCTTGGCGTGGGCGGCGTCCGCAGCCCGCACCATGGCGCAGATGGCCGCGGGGCCGTACCTGCGGGCCTGCATCATCATGGCCTGCTGCGGCTGCTGGGCCGGTTCCTGTGCTTCTTCGTACAGGATGCCGTCCGCAAAGCCTTCGCGCACTGCCTGTTCGGCGTTCATGTAGGTTTCGGCGGCCAGCATGTCGGCGATTTCGTCCCGGCTCTTGCCGGTCTTTGTGGTGTACGCTGCAATCAGGCCCTCGCCGATCTCGCGCAGCACCTGTGCCTGATGCTCCATTTCTCGCGCGTTGCCCATGGCATACGTCCACGGGTCGTGAATCATCATGTAGGCCACGGGGGACATAAGCACCTCGTCGCCCGCCATGGCAATCACGCTGGCGGCGCTGGCAGCGATGCCGGAAATTTTCACGGTTACTTTGCCCTTGTGCTCGCGCAGGGCCGTGTAAATTTCTGCGCCCGCAAACACGTCGCCGCCCGGCGAATTGATGAAGACGGTCACGTCGCCGCAGCGGGCAAGCTGCTGCCGGAAGCGCCGCGCCACGATCTGGCCGGACGCGCCCCACCAGCCGCCGTCCTCGCTGGTGATCTCGCCGTCAATGTGCAGTTCGTCGCCGCCTGCCTCATTGCGCATGAAGTTGTAGAAAATCAAAGATTATTTCCTCCTCCCTCGCTTGGGTTTGTCTTGGCTGCCAGCAGCAGTTCGGGGTTTTTGATGGCGATGCGCAGCGGCAGCAGGTCGCGGCTGGCCATAAGCTCGCCGCCGTTGTCGTCGGGCGGCAGGCCCTCGCGCAGCCGCACCTCGTTGGGCCGCATCCAGCCGCCGCGGATGGCCTTCTGGAATTTCTCGGCCATGGTCGCCGTGTCGGCGCGCGCCAGTGCATCCACGTCGAAGCGGAAGCGGTAGCCTGCGCGGAAATCGGCAGGGGTCAGCAGCTTGCGGTTGAGTTCCTGCTCCCATTGCGCCACGATGGGCATAATGGTCAGCTGCAAAAATTCCTGCATCTGCTGCTCGGCGGTGGAAAAGCTGGTATCGGAATAGTCGCCCAGCAGGTGGGGCGGGATGTTGTACACCGTCGCCACCCGGTTGCGGGTGATGCGCTCCACGTCCAGCACCTGCGCGTCAATGGCGTTTTGGCTGAAGGTGGTGGCCGTCAGGCCGCCTTCCAGAATCACCACGCGCTGGCCGCTGCGTTCATAGGCGTCCAAAAAGCTGTCAATCACCTGATTGCGTTCTTCCTCACCCAGCCCGGTATTGGGCACGGTCAGGAAAACGCCGTGGTTCACGCCGTCCAGCTGCGCGAGGCTTAATTCCTTGACCTGCTTGTCATAGTCCAGCGTGCCGCGCAGCACGTCGATGGGGCGGATGCCGATCTCGCCGTTGGCACTCATGTGGCGCACCACAATCAGCTGGCAGCCGGGCAGCGGGTAGCTGTTGCCGTCGTCCAGCGTGATGTAATACCACATTTCGCCCGTTTCCGGGTGGCGCTGCGGGCGCACCTTCGTGGGGTCAAGGATGTCAAGCCGCGTCGGCGCGCCCAGCTTGTCGGGCACAATCAGCGCGTAGGCGTTGCCTTCGGTGTTCCTGAACGCCTCCATGGTTTGCAGCCACCCGAAGGGCGTAAAGTTGACGTTTGGCGCAAGGCTCACCAGCGCTTCCAGCGGATGCCCGGTTTGCAGCTCATACCCCTTGTACAGGTGCAGCGGCATGCTGGCCACGGTGTTGGCGATGCGGGAAACGGCGGCGTATATCGCTTCGTTGCCCCGCATGGTGGCGTCGGCCCGCGCGCGGTAGACACTTAAAAAGCGCCCATGCGTGGGCGCTGCATGCGCTGCGGGCTTATCCCTCGCCTTGGCGGTATTCTTGGGTTTCTTCGTAAAGGGCCACATATTGCCGTACCTCCATTTCATTCAAAAGCGTCAGCGCTGACGCTTTTGCCGCTTAAATGCTGCGGCTGCGCCTGCCCATCTGCACCACGCGCACGCTGGGCGCGCGGTGGATCTCGCCTGCCGGGTTCTTTTCCATATCCACGCAATGGGCGCACAGCCATGCGATGAAGCCGTCAATCTTTCGGAATTTGTTCCGTTTGGTTGGCATCCAGTTCTGTTTATCGGCGTGCTTGCGCTCGCCGGACAGCCGCACGTTATCCGTATACCATAGCAGCATGGGGTCGTTGTTACTCACCACGCGCCCGCCCAGCAGCAGCTCTTTGATGTCCTTCATCGGGTCATTCAGCGTCAAAGGGCCTTGACGCACGACGGCGCAGTCAAAGCCCCTGTTTTCCAGCATTTGCCGCAGCCTTGTGGCATTGGCCGGGTCGTAGCCGATGGTCATAAGCTCATACTTTTTCGATTGCGCCACAAACCATTCGTAAACGTCTTCCTGCTGGATGTATTCGCCCTCCACAATGGTCAGGTAGCCGCGCATGGCCAGGCCGTAGTAGTCAATTTTTTCTTGGTCAAGCTCCACCTTGCGGCGCGGCACCCAGCTGTGCAGCAGCACATAAACGCGCCCGTCGTCCAAAGGAAATTCCAGCGCCGCCGCCGTGAAGTCTTCGCGGCTGGACAGGTCAAAGCCGCCATAGCAGCGCCGCCCCAGCAGCGCGTCTTCGTCGATGGTTCCGGCGTTTCGCCGCAGCGCCTCCGGCTGGATGAACGCCATGTCGTCGGTGTTCACGGTCACATTCAGCTGCTTGCAGATGAAGTCCGCGCGTTCTGCCGGTATCTTCTTCGCGCGCTCCCATTGTTCGCGCAGGTCGTTCAGGTGCAGCAGCGTGCCCAGCGATGGGTTGGCCTTTATCCACTTCGTGTAATCGTCGGGGTCGTCGCCTTCGTCCAGCTCGGCGATATACGCAAACATGCGGTCGGCCACCTCCGCGGTCAGCTTGTCCTGCATCGCGTCGGTGAAAAGGTCATAAAAATACGCCAGCGGCCCATCTATCACGTTGCCCATGGTCGTGATGTAGATAATGAGCGGCTGCGCGCGCTTTACCACTTTTCGTTTGATGATGTTGATTAGCTTAAAATCCCGGTATTCGTGGATTTCGTCGAAGATGGCCATGTGCGGGTTCAGGCCGTCCAGCTTCCGGCTGTCGCTGGCGCGGGCCTTGATGCTGGCGTTCATGGCGTCGTAATACACGCCGTCGCGCAGGGGCCTGAAACGCGGGGACAGGTAACGGCTGGCCCTGATCTGGCTGCGGCACTCATTGAACACAATGCCCGCCTGTTCCTTGCTGTTGGCCAGCAGGTAGATGTCCGCGCCGCGCTCGTTGTCCTTGCATGCGCCATAGGTGGCGTTGCCCGCCAGCATGGTGGATTTACCGTTGCCGGTGCCCACCACAATCAGGCCCTCGCGGTAGCGGCGCAGGCCCGTTTCCTTGTCCACCCATCCGTATAAATTGCACTCGACAAAGCACTGCCACGGCATTAGCTCCATGCGGTCGTAGTCGCCCTTCGTCGGGGACAAAAACCGTTCGATGAAGTTGCAGGGCCGGGCCGCTTTTTCTTCGTCAAAGCGCCACGGGTAGGCGGGGTCTTTTGATCTCTCCAAATCACGCAGAAAGCGGCGGCAGGCCAGCTTTACCTTTTTGCAGGATGTGATGCGCCCGCTGTCAATGTCGCGGGCATAACCGTAGCATTTCGTCAGTGCATCAGAATTCTGCAAATTCATCGTCAATCATGACGGGGGCCGCCTTTCTGCTGTTCGGTGTCAGCCGTAATTCGGAGAGATGTTTCCTTTGCTGCTCTGCAAAGGCGCGCACCTGCGCCACGCTTTTGTTTTCCGCCCAGTAGCGCTGGCGGCCATTGCTGCGTTCCTGCCCGATGCCGCGGGCGGCGATGTCGTCCAAAAGGGCCTGCTTGATCTGCTCGGCCCGCGCGATGTCGGCCACAAGCATCTGGTCGGGGTCGGTCATGCCGCCTTCGCGCATTTCGCAGGCAGCGCAAAGGTCGTCATACATTCGCACGGCGTCGGGGTGCGTGATGGTCTGCATGTGTACAGCCTTTAATTCGTCGTTCATGAACGTGCCTCCCTATATCTTTATCACGCGCATTTTATGTTGTTTCGGTGCTTCGGCCTGCCGTCCGCTGCCCTTTTCGGGGTGATTTTTATTATGGCACGCATCGCACAGGCTGCGCAGGTTTTCAAGGGACAGGGCAAGGTCGGGGCGTTCTTCCACGGGAATGATGTGATGCACCATCGTGGCGCGATTGGGGCGGACGCCCACGCCGCTGCTGTACCTGTCCATGCAGTCGCAGCACATGCCCCTGTCACGGGCCAGCGCGGCGGCGCGTACCTGCTTCCACGCGCGCGTATGGTAAAACGGCGCGCTTTCTTTGTAGTGCATGCCGCGCCCCCTTTCTTTGATAGCAAAAGAGCGGCCCGCCGTTTCCGGCGTCCGCTCTCTGCTTCTTTTGACATTTTACATTATAGCACGGCCAAAATGCGAATGGAAGTATACTGTGCGCGCATTAAGCGCTACTAACCGCTCCTAACCCTATACTGAGCGCTCATGCTTCCTATTATACGCATGAAAATCATGTATTCGGCGGTTCGGGCCGTTCGCGGATGTACCACGCGGGCAAGCAGGCCGCCACGATGTCCGCAGGCAGGGCGTCCATCAGATTTTCGCCCTCTTTTTTCAGCTTGCGGATGTAGCCTTCCGTGTAGCCCATGCGCTTGGCGATGGCGGGCATTTTCAGCCGCTTCACATAGTAGGCGTGCAATACGCTGCTTTCGCCTTCCGGCAGGGCGTCCAGCAGCACGCAGGCCGCCGCCACCTCGGCGCTGCGCGCAAGCTCCCGCGCCTTCAGGTCTGCTTCCAGTTCCGTGATCGCAGCCACGAAAGCGCCCATCTTGTCAGGCTCTGCCGTGCTGCGGCTGCCGGTTACGTCCATGCGCGGCGTGATGCACTCCATGGCCTCGCGGCGGCGCTGGATGCGCTGCCGGATGCGCGCCATATCGCCTTCGGCTGCGCGGCACCGTTTCAGAACGGTCATGCCCTTCATTCTGTCGCCCTCCCTTTTCAAAAGCGTCAGCGCTGACGCTTTTACCTAAATTCTTCGGGCAGCTCGCTGTCGTCCACCTGCGTGAAGCCCTGCCCGTTGCTCCGCGGCGTCAAAAATTCCACTTCGTCGGCCACCAGCTCCATGGTAGCGTGAACGCTCCCGTCGCTGCCCGTGTAGGCCCTTGCGCTCACGGTGCCGGTCACGGCCACCTTGCGCCCCTTGTCCAGATAGGCGGCGCAGTTTTCGCCCAGCCCACGCCATGCGGTCACGCGGAAATAATCCGCTTCCTGCTGGCCGTTTCCGCTGCGGCGACGGTTGACGGCTACCGTGAAATTACACACGGAAATGCCGTTGTCGGTGGTGCGCAGCTCCGGCGCGCGGGTCAAATTGCCGATGATGTAGCACTTATTCATGGCTCTGGCCCTCCGCTTCTCCGCTTATCTGTTGCACAATCCGGGCGGCGATGTTCACGGCTCTGCGCAGCGCGGGCAAAACATCCTGCACCGCGTCCGCTATGGCCTGCGCCATTTCGTCCTGAAGGTGCTGTATATCCTCCGTGTCTTCGTCGTCTGTGCGCCTATCGGCGCTGATGGGCTGATCTCCGATAACGCAAGCCGCCGCCAGTCCGTGGCCGCCCGCCGCGCCGTCGCTGCTCAGCGCCCCTGAAGGGCAGACGACACGGACGACGTCGGCGTACCACGGGACAGGGCTGCGAAGCCACCAGTAACATGGGTCGCCGTCCGCGTCGGCCAGGCGGCGCTTTTCGTCGTCGCCGTCTTCAAAATAGGCGTAGGGTTTGCCTTCGTCCCGGATGGCGTCGTCGTCCACCGCGATGCCGATCTCTGATGCCGAAAGCAAAAACAGCTTGTCGGACGTGTACCTGATTCGCTCGTTCTGCGGGCTATACGTTGCCTTGCGCACGGGTACGATAACGGCCCTGTCTTCCGCGTCGAAGCCGTCCAGCACGTCGCCCTGCAAACGCGCGCGCATGTCGCTGGGTTCCCACTCGTTGCACCCGAAGGGGAAGCCCTTGCGCCCGCCGTCAAAGCTGCACCAGATGGGCGGGTTGCACAGCATCACCGTCACGGTTTCAGGCGTGCCGTCGAGCGCAGCGTCGGCATTGATGCCGATAATGCGCCACAAAAGCCGGTCGCGCAGGGTGTGCCGGGTGCTGATGGTGTCGCCGATGTGCAGCTGCCCCAGCTTGCCTTCGCGGATGATGCGCGCGATTTCCGCAAAGCCCTGATAGGTGGTCTTGATTTCCTCCATGGTATTGCCTCCCTTAGATGTATTTTCCGTATTCACTTTCAATCGCTATGTTTCGGTATGCGCAGCCGCAGCTTGGCACGTCGTCAGGCGGCACGATGTCCATCATGGCCCGCCGCAGCTTGCAGCGCTTGGCGGCGTCTTCATCCCGCAGGCAAACGGCGCACTCGCCAGCCATGGCTGCGTTGATGATCTCCCGCAGGTCGTCCTGACTGGCGAGGACGGTTTCGTGCGTCCTTGATGCGGGCCGGAAGCGCACCACGACCTCGCCCTGTGCCCGCAGCCGGTCGATGTACAAAAGCGTTTTATCCGGCAGCGTGTCATAAACGGCTTGCAGCAGGCTGCGGGTCGCCGTTGTAATGAGCCGCCATTGCCGCCAGCCGTTGGGCACCAGCTTCAGCCGCTCCCGCAGGGCGTCCTGATGGCCGTTTAGCTGCGCGTCAAGCGCCATAAGGTATTCGATGATGTGCAGCTCGCGCCCGTTGGCCGGGTGAATCTCTCGTTCAGGCATGGGGCGCGCCTCCCTTCGCCTTGATGGCCTTCATGGTTTTGTAGTCGTCCCACAGCTTGACGGTTTGCAGAGCCACGCTGTATTCGCAGCGGGGCACCTCGCGCACGTTCTGCACGCCCATGGTCAGGCGCAGCTCGCGCCGGATGGCGTTGCCGGTGGCCTTTTCGCAGCCGGTCGCCCGGTAGACGGCGCACAATTCCTTGGCGCGGTCGCGTATGGCGGCGCTGATCGCGCTGGCCTGTGCGGGCGTCACCTTGGTCAGCAGGCGCACCTGCTGTTCCAGCATGCCCATGCGCTCATTGGTGGCGCGCACCATGTTGGCCATGCCCTGCATGATCTGCGCCATTTGCGTGATGGCCTGCGATACGTCGCTGGGCAGCGCAATGGCCTGCCCATCTGTCTGCACGGTGGCGGGAACGTCCACGCGGCTGATGTCGGTGCTGCTCATGGTCACACCCCCTGTTCGTCCGCGAAGGGGACGGCAACGGTGCGCAGCGCCTGTTGTGCGCCGTCCACCCATGTGGCCACCATGTCCACATACTGCCAGATTTCCTGCCGCTGCGCGGTGCTGGCGTGCGCAAGCGTTGCGCCCATGTGGGGCAGCACGCCCGCCGCGCCGATAAAGGTACGCACGGCGGCAGCGATGTCGAAGCTGTTCAGGCTGCCCGTCGTGTCCAGCTCTCCGCGCGCCGCCTGCGTCTGCATGGCCAGCATTTCCCGCTGGGCCTGCTGCCGCTGCTCGGCCTGCTGCTCCGCGTAGGCTTCGGCGTCCGCAAGCTCGCCCTTCAGCCGGTCGATTTCCGCCTGCGCTTCCGGGCTAATGCCCGCGGCAGGCGCCTGCTGGGCCGCTGCCAGCTCAGCGCGCAGCTTTTCCACGGTGTTGTCCCGGTTGATCTCGCTGCGGCGCGCCCGCTCGTTGGCTTCATCCGCAAGCTGCTTTTGCCTGCGTACTTCCTCTTGCAGTTCGCGCAAGCTCATGTCTTCGCTGGCTGCCTGTTCGGCCATGGCCTCGCGCTCCGGCTCCGGTAATGACAAAATCACCTGTATTTTGCTGATGGGCAGGCTCTCCATGGCGCTGCCCGCCTGCACGTTCCGGGCGGCCTGCATCAGCCGCTGCGCCTGCCGCTCGCTCATGCCGGTGTTGCGCCGCACCCATTCCTCCCACTGGCCGTGCGGCACAAGCCCGGCTTCCTTGGCTTCCACCAGACAGCGGCCCACGGCCAGAATTTCGCGGTAGGTGCCTTGCATGTGGACGGAAATGCGGTATTCGATGTTCGCCAGCGTTACCAGCGCCCGCTGGTCGGGTTCGATGCAGGTTACTTTCATTTCCTCGCGCTCGTTCATTTTCTGTCGCTCCCCTCATCGTGTCGCTTGTAAATTTCACACGCACGCCACGCATCGCAGCAGTAGCGGCGGTAGTGCTCGTTTCGTTGGTCGCTGTTGGCGAAGCGGGCTTTCCCGCACTCGCCCACAATGTAGTATTGCAGCCGGTAGCAGCTGCGGCATTTGAACAGCGGACACTTGGCCCGCAAGCCGTCGCGCGGCGCGCCGCGGATGGGCTGTTCACAGTTACAGGATTCGCCGATGTCCAGAAGCCTGCCGTATACGTTACAGATGCGAATGTCTCTGGTCGATCTCATGGGTGCCCCTCCCTTCAAAAGCGTCAGCGCTGACGCTTTTACCTAAATTCTTCGGGCAGTTCGCTGTCGTCTACCCGCGTGAAGCCGCTAAAATCCATCTTCTGCTGCGCCTGTGCTGCCTTTGGGCCGTCGATGTATCGGCGGGGTATCCACAAAAGCCGCTGCGTTTTGCCGTCTATCCACTTGGGGCGGGTGGCGCTGGTGGCCGTGGTGGTTTCGGCGGTCAGGATGCCGTCCTCGCGCATCTGCTTGTACAGCATCTTGGCCGTCAGTGGGAACGCCTGCCCCTGATCGTTGCACAGCTTGGCCACGGCGCGGTAGGCGACGTTGGGCATAAGATAGTAAAATTCGCTGTCCATGTAGCCGATCATATCCCGCGGGCTGGTGCCGGACGGCGCGCCCTCCGCTGTTGGCATGGTGATGTCCTTAATGCCCACGCTCTTGGCTATCAGCAGCTCGGAAATGGTCGAAAGAAATATCTTGCTGGGCCGGTCTTCCTTCATTTCGGCGGCCTGCCGCGCGCTGTTGTCCGTCACAACGCTCCATGCGTGGGTGTACGCCTTGCGGGCTTCGTCGTCCGTCAGCGCGCCAACGTCGCGCAGGTAGTACAGCATGCACTCATAGCCCACCATCATGTGGGCGATGGCTTCTGCCGTGCGCCCGTGCTGGCCCTTCGTGCGTTCCAGCGCCTCCGCGCGGCTGCGGATAAATGCGTCGTGCAGCATTTGCGGCAGCTTTTCCACCTGCTTGGACAACCACACGATGTAGCCGCGCATGGATTTCTGCAAATACCCCAGCCGCGCCAGTTCCTGCATGGCCGTCAGTGATTCGTTGGCGGGCACGTCGCCCTTACCGACGTTGACGACATAAAAGCGCGCCATGCCGCTTTCACCGACGCCCGGCGTGTCCTCGCCGCTGATGATCGCCACGCCGCGCGGCGGCATGGCTTCCTGAAGGGTCAAGTCTGCTTTCATGCGTCCCCTTTCTGCGCCGTCGCCAAAGGCGCGCGCCAGACTTTGCGCCGTGGCCTCCATCTTCTTGCGCTCTTGCAGGCTGGTGACGGGGTGGTAGTCGTCCACCACGATGGGCGCGTCCTTCAGCAGAAAAGCCTTTTTGCGGATGAAGTTCGCCGTATCGTTGAAGGATGCGGGCAGGCTCTTGCCGGTAAAGTTCCCGAAATGGGAAAGCGCCAGCGCCAGCGCGGTGCTTTTGCGCGTGCCGGTGCCGCCCAGCAGAAACAGCGCGTAGGCCGGGGCGATGCCGGTTGCGGCCAGAAACTCGCGCAGCGGCGCAAGGAAGATTGTTCCCAGCAGGGGAATGGCCACATGCTCGGCGATAACGTTGCCGATGGTCAGCGTCACTTCCGCGCCGTCCAGATAGGTCAGCTTGTCCCATCCTTCCGCGCCGCTGCCGTCCAGACGGTAGCCGTTCAGGCCGCTGCCCAAATCCACGGTCACGTTGTCCACGCCGATGGCCCCGCCCTGATACAAATACGCCCACTTGCCGCCGATCTGCCGCCAGCCGGTGTGGCTGTATTCGGTGATTCGCTTGGCCGTCATGCGGCCCACCTCGCTGATCGCGTACCTGATCTTGTCTTTCACCGTGTTGCCCGGCATGATGCTGGCGGCAAAGTCCCACTTTTCGGCCACCCAGTTCATGCCGGAAAACTGCGCTGCCTTGATCTGCACGCGGGGCAGCGGCGCGCCCAGCGCGTCCCAGCCGTCAATCACCATGATTTTGTTCACGTTCACGCCGTCGTCCTGCGCCACCACAGCGCGGGGGACGGCCACGAAATTGGCCAGCGGCTTGGGGCCGTCCGCGGTTTCTTGGCAGATGCGCCCGTTGCTCACACAGTAGCCGTACACCTTGCTGTAATACTCGGCGGCAGCGTCGCGCTGCGCAATGGCGTCCGCCTCAAAGGCTTCGGCGGTCTGCATCAGCTTTTCAAGTGCAGCCCGTCCGGCGCTCTCGCCCAGCAGCTCGAAGAAGTCCGAAGCGTCGCCCTTCGGCGGCAGCTTTTCGCAGCCCTTGGCAAGGTCGATGATATGCACGGCCTTGGCTACCTTCACGGCTGCCTGCGCCACGCTCTTGGCGTGATCGCGCCCCACGTCGTCATTGTCGGGGATGATGTAAAGGTCTGCGCCCTTCAGGGATGGCGTATAATCGCCGACGTGCCACTTGCCTGCACCCATGGGGTTGGTCGTGGCCACATAGCCCAGCTTGGCCATGTTGTCACAGTCTTTTTCGCCTTCACAGACGAACACGGGCCTGCCGTCCTTGATCGCCTTCAGCACTTCCGGCAGCCGGTACAGCACCAGCCGCGCGCCGTCCTTCGTCCACTTGTAGCCGCTGGGGTCGGTCGGGTCGGGCTGCCGCAGGCTGAACGTCTTGTCGCCGTCCGGGCGCTGGTAGCGGCAGGCTTCAAACAGCACCTTGCCGCTTTCGTCCGTGTACTGGTAGGCACAGACAAACTTGCCGCGCGGCTTCTTTGCCCCGCTGGGCTTGGCCGCTGGCTTTGCGGCGGGTGCCTTGTGGTTTTGCGTGCTGCTGGTCTGCTGCTGTTCGTGGAACAGGTCGCGCATCTTCAGCCCCATGGCGGAAACGACGGATTGAACGTCGCAGCCTGCCTGACACTTCAGCACGATGCCCTTTTCGCCGTCCCGCACGCACAGGCTGGCGTTTTTATCATCGTGCGCGGGGCACCGGCACATATACTCGCCCTTGCCGTTCGGGCCGCTGTCCACGCGAAGGCGCGAAAGAAAATCGCGTATATCCATGCGCCCGCCCCCTTAACTGTCTTTTTTCGCCTGTTCTTCCATCCGCTTTTCAATGGCAGCGCGCACGTCTTCCATGCGGAAAAGGTACGCTTTGCCGGGCTTGATGTAGGGAAGCCACCCGTCACGCACGGCCCTGCGGATGGCCGTAACGGTCAGCCCGGTTTCCTCGCTCACCACGTCGATCTTTACGCCCTCTGGTTCGGGCGATAGCACGCCGCGGGCTGCGTCCACGTCCACCAGCGTGCGGTTTCCCAGCTGCATGGAAGGGATGCGCCCATCGCGGGCAGCTCTCCGCACCCGGTTTTCATTCACGCCCAGCATCTCCGCCGCATCGCGGATTGTCCTTAACTTCACGCGGCAGCCCTCCGTTTCTTTAGTCCTTCGTCTGGCCGCTGGTGGCCTTGTCGATGGCGGCAATGGTTTCTTCCATGATGCGCCGCAGCTCCACGGCCTTGGCCCTGATCGTCTGCGCCGCTGGCAGTTCGTCCTGCGTAATGCGCCCGTCGCGGGCGACGGTGGCAAACTGCAGTGCGATGTCCTGCGCGCTCTGGAAGGCGATGGCCCAGCCCAGCGCGGCCCGCGCCAGCTCGCTGCATCCTTCGCCGCCGTAGTCCGGCAGTAGCGGGCAGCAGGCGCGGATGTGCGCAGCCTTCAGGTCGGGGTCGTTGTAGGCTTCGACCATTTTCTGCACCACGTCGCACGGCGGCACGGTGCGCCCGGTTTCATAGTCGGCCAGCGCTTCGCAGCTGACAAAGATTTCACTGGCGGTGCGTTCCCGGCTGGCGTGCAGCGGTTCACGCTGCGCGGCCTGCATCCGGGCGCGGTAGTAAATATTGGCATAGGTTTTCATGCTTCGGCTGCCTCGCTTTCGCACGCTGCCGGTTCCCACCCGCGTCCGCCATGGCAGCAGCAGGCGTCGTCCTGTTCCCACTTGCAGCCGATGCAGCTGCTGACGGGCTTTTTGTTGCCTATCGGTTGCACAATGGCGGCTATCTCGCTAATGTCGATGTACAGGCAGTTCAGGTTGTCGCTGCCGCTGTATTCGTAGCCGGTCAGCACGCCCTCGTTCGTGTGCGCCTTAAATTCCTTACAGCGCAGCCGCAGCCTTTCGCCGCTTTTCAGGATAATTTCCACAACGTACCGCTGTTCCATGTTTGTGCCTTCGCTTTCTGCCATTCGTGGCGGTTTTCGTGGGTCGTTTCCCTATTTTCTCACCTTGTGTTATCTTTCATTTTTTTTCATAATTTTTTTTAACACTGAACATTCTACGCTTTTTTTTTTTGTGTCAAGACATATCTGCAAATATGTGGACATTAGCGCATTTTTAGGCACGATATACAAATTCATGCTAAAATGTCAGAAATTCAGGAAGGGGAAA